GGCGCATTTGTCCCGGTCAATGATAATTTTGATAGCCGATTCCATTTTGACACCCCCATCCAATTGCCGTGAAATTAAACCACTTGACATTATCTGAATTTTTTGCTATAACTATAATACAATATCGGCGGCGGGGGCGCAAGCGCTTTTGCGCAATCAGCCGTCCGCGGATAAATTCCGGCGCCATAGCCAAGTGGTAAGGCAGAGGTCTGCAAAACCTCCATTCCCCAGTTCAAATCTGGGTGGTGCCTCTAACGAATAACCGCTAGAAACCAATGTTTTTTGGCGGTTATTATGTATGTGCAGGACTGCACCGACGTATCCGCACCCCTAGCTCAGTGGATAGAGCGTTCGGCTCCGAACCGAAAGGCCGCGGGTTCAATTCCCGCGGGGTGCATACAAAGCCCGATAAACTCAAGGTTTGTCGGGCTTGCTATTTCAACACGATTGGAATATTTACACTATTTTTACACATAAGGAATCGTTTTAAGTAAGTATGGGACGCCTATATCACGCCGTCAATTTCATCTCCCGCTAAGTCCGTCCATCTCCTGCTAAGTCGTCCTATTTCCTCCCTGGCTCGGCCAAAGTGAGAACTCGCGTGAGAAAATCCAGTTCGGGGAAAACTAAGGTTGCCCCCCGACGGTCCCGCTAAGTATTTTTTAAATTGGAAAGTGGGGGGATTAATTTTTTTTCCAGAAATATTCCCGCGCCAAAGAGATATGATCCTGTTTGAATATTCGCGTGTTATCGGCCTCTATGTTTCTGATACACGTCTCCAGGTCTGTATCTATCTCGATGATTCTGGCGTTCAAATCACTGGCAAGCTTTTCGCGTTTCTCTTTGTCCGGCAACGCCGCTATAACCCATGCCGTAGTCCAGTCGCCTTTACGCCATCTTATCAATTCATACAGAAAATCCCTAACATCCCAAACAGTATGTAAAAGGTTATTAGGTGTGCTGTGAATCGACTGAAATGATAAAGCCCTAAACAGCAAGTCCATGTCAACAACCAAATCCCCGATATTCATGTGCTGTTTAACATAATGGCTCTTACCGCTTCCATAACAACCAGTCACCAAATATACCTTTTTATTTGGGATAACCATACCATTTTCATCAAAAATATAATCACTTTCTTGCTGTTTATTGGATTGACTTATACGATAATCTCTATGTATATCAAAATGACAATTACGGCACAGAGACATTAAGTTATCCGGATCAAGACTGACTGCCGGATCGTTGATATTGTCAGATGTTAGCCATACAATATGATGAACTTCTTCCGCCGGCTCTCCGCATTTTTGGCAAAGGAAAAAGTCGCGGCCCAAAACATAGAGCCGTGTCTTTTCCCATTGTTTGCTTCTGTAGAACTTCTTTGCAAATTGCCTTGCCATATCTTGCACCTTTTAACAAACGATAAAGCTTCCCTAGAATTCTTCTAGCCCATACATATGTATTGTGAATTTGTATAGGGCCTGATTCTTTAGGCGGTATATCTGGGCTTGCTCAATATGCAGTTCCTCCATCAGCTTTTCTATGTAATCTTTGGCCTGTCGATGAAGAAGTAATCAAGCGCAAGCCGCTCCGTGTCGTCGAGGGCCGCCAATCCTTTATCAATTACGGCGATCATCATCTGATTCGCTGCCAATAGGAGTTTTAACCTCTCGCGCTCCGTCATGTTGTCAACGGTGCGATCATCATAAGCCCTTCCGCCGCCGGCCGCCGGAATCCTCGCAGTATTCACGGCCTCGATACTGGTAAACGCAATCTCTAAGGCCGCGATTCTTTCCGCGATGCTCTCCACGCTGGCCGTCAGCCCGGTGTATCGCTTCAAGTCCTGTGCTGCGCAATCCGTCCATCTCATAATAATCACCTCTTTATGAGATCAGAGTTTCCACGGAAACCCCCAGCTCTTATCTGCCTGTTTACCTGAAATTCGCGGAAGCCTCCAGGCATGACAGCGTTACGTTGATAGCGGCTCTGACGCACGCCTGGTATCTGTACCGCGATGTTTTGAGATTTGACAGCCTTATCGCAGATTCGGCCCACGACAACTATCCTACATACGATCTGCTGAATCAGTGGCATATAAAGTCGTTTATTGATCTTAACAATCGTTCGGACAATGAGCTTCAGTCTGATGATGAACTTGTTTTATCCAAAAACGGCGCGCCTATATGCGCTGACGGCTATGAGATGCCGAACTGGGGGTTCGACCGGAAGAGGTATCGCATCAAATACCGCTGCCCGCTTGTCACCGGCAAAGTAAGGCGCTGCCCGTACAGCGATCAATGTAACAAGACGCTTTACGGAAAAATCGTCTACGTCCGCCTCGCTTCCAACCTGAGGCTGCTGACGCCTATTCCCAGGGGAACGGAAGAATGGAAAGAAACCTATAAGCGGCGAACTGCGTCGGAGCGTGTAAACAACCGCATTCTGACCGACTACATACTGGAACCTCCCAAGCGTTACGGCAAGATGAAGATAGCCTCATTCGCCTTCCTAAGCGCTGTCAATGTTCATCTTGACGCTATGGTGAATCATGTTTATGGGTCGGTTGAGTCTCTGATAGCATAACTATCGCCGCTCTTGCATCTTTTCCGTAAGGCTTTATTTGCTGTACTCTTTTTGCTAGATAGCAATGCAATTTGTATCAACGATATTGGCCGTTAGTTTCCGTGGTTACTCAGATCAGTGACGTTTCTCACTGCTATTCCAGTGTCACCTTTACAAACGCGTCGGCAACAATCGGTCGTGCGTCGGCCACGGCAAGCGACCTATAGTCAATCAGCCCCTGTCGGAAGCTGCTTTCCCTCGAAACCTCCAGCAGGATATCCAGCGGATAGTTTACGCCGTAGTATTGGAAATTCCCGAATATGACGGTGCCGTCCGGGATAAAGTCGTCAATGACCAGCGGCTTGCCAAGAATTGTGTCAACCTGGTTCGTGTTTGCGTTCGGAATGAATATCGGGCGGCCAAGCGAATCTTCCAGTCCGAGCACGCTATTGTAAAATGTCGCGTTGGACATGGCCCAGCTTGCGCCCATCGAGTACCCGCGCATAAGAGTACCGGCGGCCTTGACGAACGTCGCATATGTGGCGGGCTGGGCCAACAACACACTCGATATCACGCCATTAGCCAGCAGTCCCAGCGGTTGGCCGGTGCCTGTGCCGCTGATCGCTGCGGAATCCAGGGCCACGATCATTGTACGCATTAGCTCAGTCTGCAAGTACGCCTCAAAGGCCGTGATGCTCATTGACTTTGTAGCCGCCGACATACTGAAAAGCTTCATCAGCTCGTAACCGTGGAATGTCACGCTTGCCGGAATCTGGTTCGTGGGCGTTACCGTAGAGCCCTCCACGTGCCAGGCGGCCATATCTTCGGGCGTCGCGACGGATACGGCCAGGTTAGCCGGTATGTCAAAGCGCCTGCAAACAGGCAGCACGCCGCCCATTAAGGCCGCTTTCTTAAAGATTTCCTCAAGCGTCTGGGTCGGAATGACAGCGGCACTGTCGGTCGTATTAAAGAACGTATCGCGCCTTTCAGCGGCCAGCGTTTGACGCGCTCTGTTTATAACGGCGGTATCTTCGGAGCCCATCGGCTGGCCGGTCATCATGCGATGGAACGCGCTGCGGTATTCCCGGCTGCCGAATATGCTTTCAGGCGTTTGGGCCGCCGGCCTGTCAAAGCTCATGCTGGTTATAGGGTTGAAGCGGCTGCGCTGGTTGTCGTGGCCGTCCGCGCCGTTATCGCCGCCGTCGCCGTTGCTGGCACTATTGCCGCCGTTATTGCCGCTGTTGCTGATCGCGGCGGCCTTCGCCCGGTCGATCAAATTATCCATCGCCTCGCCCAAGCCGTCAAGCTCAATCGTAAGCGTAGCGACGTCGGCGTTCGGGTCGTTTTGGAGTATGCCCTTGATTTCAGCCGCCCGGTGCTCGATTTGGTCACGGCTGGATGTGCGGTAGTAGTTGAATGCCTCTTTTTCAGACTTGAATGTCATATTTTTATCCTCCTGTGTTTAGATAAAATTAAATTACACTTGATTATTGCCGACTGTCGGTCGTCAATATCCCGCAAAGCCGCCCGCGCCTCTACTGAAGCAGTAGGATAGGCCGGAAACGGACATATTGATACCTCGTAGACTTTTGAAATTTTAGTGATCTCCCGCGTCTTTGATTTCCTGTCCCAGCAGTCGCCGCCTGCCGGCACGGTGAAAGCAAAGGACATTCCGTCCACGTCGCCCCTCGATACTGCCGTATAGATGGACTTCGCGTCCGGGGAATCGCTTAACGCCGCTTTCATTTCCAGGCCTGCCGGACTGATGGAGAATTGAAGCGTTTTGGGCGTCCGCGCCAGCGGCACACGCGCCGAAGTGCTGTGATCGTAAAGTAGCCTGACGTCGGTCAGGTCTGCGCCATCCAATGCACCGCGTTTTATAATTTCCGTGTACGCGCCGCTAGGCGTACTTATTGTGGCCGGCGTGTCATAGACAACTGGCCGCCCTATCAAAAACATCGCGCCGGCTGCCGCTTCCGCTCTGTTCTCAACCGTAATTAAAGCTGTTCTGACTTCTTTCATGATATTATTATTCCTTTCGGCCTTTTGCGCAAAATCTGAGTCCCTATCGTCAACATATACATCGGCGTAGATTTTCCTTGTGTCGCCACCGAATTTCTTTATGCTGTCGGGCGTGTTTTCGTTTATATAATCAAATATCAGACCGTTAGCTTTACAGAATGACACAGCTTCATCAAGAAGATCGCCCGTTCTGCATGTCCACAATATGAGCGTCGCGCCCTCGGCCTGCATCTGCTTCACCCGGTCGAAAACGGGACGGTTTATAGCTCCTATTTTGGGATACATATTTTTTACAAGCGTGCCATCAAAATCTACCGCCGCAATCATAGTTGAGCATCACCCCCTAACTGGTATTGGTCGGCTTTTGCCGCGTTTACCATATTCAAGGTCTGCAAACGTTTGTCACCGTCCGGCATACCGGGCAAATTCAGAATTTCCAACGCCTGATTGATCGTAAGCAGGCCAAATGGCATGAGCTTTTCAATCAGCGTCGCTTTTGTGGTCGCGCTGGCGAATTGCAGACGGTTGGCTTCGAACAGTATCGCGTTTCCAAAAGCCTGCTCGCGGGCAGTGAATAGCTTTTCCGTGAATTCAAGCGATAATTGAACGGCTATGGATTCGATCACGCTCTCATAAAACGCATTCCATTGGTTCTCATTGTATGTATTGTTGACGATAACCTCGGATATGCCCAGATAGTCATATATCTTAGCTTTTGTGGCTTCAAGCTGGTCATTGTCGATTATATACGGCTTTGATTCCAGCGGAGAATACTCGGTGCTGGTATCGGTCACAACCAAGCCGCCGCTATTAGTCATTTCCAAGAAGTCACGCATAAAATTATCACGTTGGGCTTTTACATCTTCGGGTCTCAGGTTGGCGCGGGTGATTTTGAGTACGCCTCGGATATTCGCGCCGAATTTTATGCCGTTTATGATGCCCTCGTTCTGCGTGTGCGCCAGCTCCAGCGCCGGTATCAAGGCCGTATTCTGGTCGCCAAGCAGATCGTTCCGGTTAAAGTGCCGGCGGATATGTATAACATCGCTATACGGGAATTGATAGTTCTGCCCGCTGCCGAAATTGAAGTTGACGTATAATGTGCCGTCCGGTGCTGCCATAAACTCGGCGTTATTCGGCTTTAGCGGATAAATTCCGGCCAAATTGCCGTTATCGGCCCATTGCAGCCAGGCGAACGCATTGTTATTCAGGTATAGATGCGTCACCAGCTTGTATAGCAGGTCAAACGCCGACATAAACGGGTTCGGACGGCTTTGCAGCAGCCGATTCAATACCGGATCACCGTCTGAGCGGCCGGCCGGGTCGAGTATGACATGAGCGGCCCGGAGCTTCGCGGCATTGCGGGCTATCGCGTCCACGGCGGCCCGGTAAAGGTCATTTTCGTAGGCGTTGCCGTTGAATGGCGTAAATACCGGGGATCCGCCGGATAGAAATATCTGTTCAGTAAGCTGCGGGGGTTTCTTTTGTTTGAAAAGATTAAATGGAAACGTCAGCGGCAACGTTGTCCACCTCCATTTCGATTGAAGAAATATTAAGTTTGTTCAGAAAAATAACGGGTACGCCTTTGCCGCCGTATTGTTTAATTGCCAAATAATGGCTACTTCTGCATATGTCCTCCAGGAGTATCGGATTAACATACTTGTCCCCATTCGTCATTTTAATGGACTGTATGCCGGTTTTTGGGATATACATAACATTGCCCCTTTTTTCTGTTTTTAGATTTTCCCGCCGCTAAAGCTAAAGCATCGCTTTGAGCCTGTTTATAACCCGCGTAGTACGCATCGTTGACGGCCTCCTCCATTATTTTGAGCGCACGTTTGAATTTTTCGGACGGCTCACTATCTCGCGATCCGCTTGAATTTAATGCTTCGTGACAGCACTTGTCAAAAAAATTCTCTTGTTCTTGTAATTTTTCCATAATCCACCTCTTAAAATTTTTTTTGTTGCATTTCAATTATTTTTTTTGATATAATAATCATGCTTCTATTTTGGTTTTGCAAAGGGCCGCATCGCGGAGAACGGTCGGCTTTTTTGTTTGCGTTGCGTCGATCAATTTTCCAAAACTTTTTATATCCGGCGCGCGTCGCATCCTCACGTACAGATAAACCCCGCTCACAAAGTCGCTGTACCTAACAGCCATGTCATTGAACAAATAGCCATCATAGAGTTTTTGGAATACCTCGCGCGCTGAATTAGGGTTTGATGCCATCTTCTCCGCACGGCCTCTGGATATTTTGGTGTCCGATATTGTTTCTATTGGCTTATCCAGATTAAGGCTCGCCGTGAATCTTTTTGAGCTTTTCGCCGCCTGCGACGCAGCGGGGCATTTTTTCTCCTGCGGGGTTTTTGTTATGTATCTCGCCAAGCCCTCAAGGCCGTAATCATCCGGCTGCAAGCGCCGGGTCTGCGTCCTGCCGCCTTTTGTCCATATGCTCTCGGCAATATCCCGGTCACGAAAATTCATAATCATGTGGTGGTGTACCCTGACCGTTTTGCCATCGCCGTCCGCGTGGTACTCCGTGACATAGATATATTTGAGCGCGGGCAGGCCGTTTTTTCTGATATAGTCTTTGAGCCGCCGTATGTAATTCTGTATATCCTTTTTGGCCTCCGCCTCGTTCGCCGGCAAATGCTCATTATCGTATGTGAAAGTGGCCCAAATGTCTTTATCGGTGAAATTGGTGTTGGTCAGCCGGACAACCCATTTTTTAATATTTTTGTCATTCAGGTTTTTTTGAGCTTTTCGGCTAGGGTTCTCTTTGGCGGCCCTGCTCCCGCCCCTGCTTGTCCGCCAGACGGGATATATTTCACATTCCAACATATCCCCGCTTTTTATGGTCTTTGTTCTGTATCTTAAGATGCCCTTGTCTCTTAAATTGTCGAGTTGCGCTTCCTCATGTTCTTCTGTGAATAAATCCTCATAACATTCGGCGCTTTGCGTGAACATACATCTATCACCTCTTTTCATTCGGACGGCGTTCGAGCGGCGCTGGGGCCTGTCCAGGGAAGGGAATAACGCCGGCGTAAAACGCCGGCTTAGACACGGGCATAAAGACGCCCGTGTTCACAGATTGATGAGCGGTTATTCTCTATGACAATTTGTAATCATCCCGCTGAATATTTTTCAATTTTTGGCTGTGGTCGTCGAGATAATAATACCCATTACAAGCCCGCTAAACGCCCTGCCGAGCGGCATATTTCGCCCATTAGCCGATATTATATCGGCCTTTTCTGTGCGTCCGGGTTGGCCTCCTGCCTTTTGCTCAATTTACAACTATTCGTTCTACGCATCGGCGACAAACTGTTCCACTTCATCAAGGTCTAAATCAAAGCGCGCACCGCATATAACTGAATTGTTATAGGCATCTGCGATCATGTACCCGCCTAAATGTCCACGCCGCCCCATAACGCGCAGTAGCCGCCGCACTTGCCCGCGCACCAATAGCCGTGTATAATGCGCACATAGGGGGCGGCTAAAGGATGATTA